TTTCCTTCCACTAACAGAAATCCCGTTCGTCGGTGCCCGGTGAGTGAAAGATCCTCCGGGTGCAATGTTGTACCCGTACTGCGTTGCACTGAGCGTACCGTCGCCGCACAAAACTTCGGCTACGTTCGCCGGGTCTGCCAATACAGTTAGCTCTTGGCAGTTTTTGGGAAAGGCGGCATTGACCGCCACGGCCAGCGTGTACAGATCGTAGTTTGTATTAGCACTGGTCAATGTGATCGCAGCAGTGACTTGCATGGGCTACCTGCCTTTCTTTGCCGGATGCGTCATGAACTCGTGACCGGACGGCTCGATTCTTGTTGCATCTTCTCCGGGAATATCAACGGAGGCGGGCCCAGTCACGGCGGTATGGCCAGGCTCATTGGCTCGATCCAAATGCGTCGGCCCACGCTGGCCAGCATCCACCGGAGTCAGAAGCTTGAATTTGTCTGCCATTTCTCCTCCTAATTGAAAGCGTCAGAAGACACGCCGTACCGTTTCTCTGCACGGCGAACATCCCGCAGATTGTTGAACGTGACCGGCTTCCCCGTGATGTGTGTCGTGGAGTACGGGAAAATTGGCGTGCTCATCCGGGCCGGTTCCTTCCAGCATTCCTCACAGAAAGATTCCATCCGCTCGGTCTTTTTATTCCAAATGGAGTGTCTGCACGGTTTGACCTCTCCACATCCACTGCATTTCGAATTCAGATTCACGCTGGACACTTACCACTCTCCATCGACGTCATGTGACTGCGCGAAATCCCCGCCGAATGAAAAATGAGGCCACTTCGACCAATCCCAAGTCAGATCCTTCATGTAATGGTTGTCGTCAACCCGAGCCAGTTTTGCCAGCTCGAAATGGAATTTCTTTTCATAGAAATCCGCTTGCGTCGGGTTGTACCAGCGCGAATTTTTGTCAAACCGCAGAGCATGAGAAATCGCTCCGTACGCGATGATGTCGCTGCGAATCCATGCCACTGGAAAACTTTCCGGTGACTCCATATCGGCCGGCTGGATGTACACCAAAGCCGGGAAAGTCTGTCGCGTAGTCGGCCAGGGATAAAGTTCCCATTGCGGGGATCCGTCACTGGCTGGCGAGAACCCTACGGCAGAGAATGTCCATCCCTGCCTCGTACGCCAGGTGTCCTTGGCATTGAGCGCCTGTTGCGGCCAGTCCAAATAGAACTGGTAACCCTGTTGTTGGTTCACCACCGCAATCAACCGCTTCACATTTTGCCCAAAGTTTGCGATGGCTCCGATGATCTGGTGACCAACTCCACTCAGGGCATTCCCACCCCAAGGGAGTTCAAGTTCCAAGGCCGTTGCCGAAGTCACATTCTTGATGACGTACCACGGCTGCGAAAGACCGACGCGGAAGACCCTGCCGATCATGGAAGGATCCCAAGAAGTTCCTACCCCGACGACGTTTGGGCTATCGGCAGTTACCGTAACCGTTCCGGTGGTGTAGATGTCAGGCGCAACGAACTGTGTCCGAACGTGCATCCCGTACCAGATACGGTGGTCGATGATGCAACGATAGGTTTCCTGAACCCATCGCTTGACAAGGTTGACTCCTGCTTCCGGGTTGTAGGCCGAGACCTCACCGACAAGCTGGCGGAAGTTATGCTGCGTCGTCGCCGCCCGTGTCGTGTTGCCTGTCAGTACTGTTACCGGCATTCGCCTACCTCATTAAGGACGTTCCCGCTTCTCGTCGCAAAGATTCCCGCTTTTCCCTGCTTCGCGGTCGAACCAAATCTACTTGCTGGCGCAACGGTGGACGCGGTAATCCACTATTCACGGCACGGAGGTATCGACTCTTTCCACGTCTAACGCTTCGCAATTCTGCCCCCTTGACGTGTACGTGGAAGTCGTAATCCACTACCGAAACTCGTAAAGGAAGGAACGCGAGGAGACTTCGGGACACGCATCTTCTTCGGCCAAGGAATCTTTGGCATCCTCGGCTTCACGCGAATATTCTGCCGTGCCATACCCGCTCCAAAAGAAAGCGGGCACGGACGCTGGGAGAAAAAATCCTCTTCCAACATTCGTGCCCGGAGGATTCGTTCTTCGGCGTCAGTAACCGGAGAACTGAAGTTCACCCGTGATCGTTGTGGCGTTGGTCGTCGCCAACAGTTCCTTCCCACGTCCCGGAGTGATGTTGGGCGTTACAGCATCCACCGCCGTCGCAGAAGCACCGCCAGTGGTTGAGATGGGATCCGCAATCGCTCCGGGCGCAACCGTGGCGCCGCCCGTTGGGTAAAGGAACATCAACTTTCCGTTTACCCGATCCCACTGAACCAAGAAGCGTGCTCCAACTGCCCCTACGCCGACCACCTGAACATCAGTGATCTTTGAGAGGCCGATGTTGGCAGGGGTGATGGCATACCCACCAGCCGGGTAAGAAGCATCCCCGGCGAAGGTGAAGTTCACCGACCGCCTGTTGCCACTCACTACTTCCGAATCAGCAACCTTCGTGAGTGCTATGGCCAAGGGTCACGCTCCCGCGCTCTCAAGCGTCACATTCACGTCGCTCACGCCGCCAGCAACCGCCGTAATGGCGACTGCAATCGGCCAAGCCGTGTATGCGGTGCCCGCAGCAACGCGAGCTTGCGCTTGTGCGCCGGTGGCGGAAACAATCCCGTCGCCAGCGGCAGTGGAAGCCGGAACCGGATAGGCGGCAAGGAAACCGCCCACTTGAATGAAGCCGAAGTTCCCGGGAGTGATGGCGGCGTTCAGTAGGATGCCCCCACCAACTTGGGCACCAGCTACGTCGCCGTAGATCGCTTCCGAGCGCGTTGCGGTCATCACCGTGCGGGTGTTGTCCTTCGGGAATACAATGCCAACCGCTTCGGTCACGGCTGCGGTTGGGTTGTACCGAACGTAGCGATAGGCGCAGACACGTCCGCTTTGGTCAATGCCAAAAACGATGCCACCCAACTCCATTTTGGCACCGTTCCCTGGCTTGGTTAAGTCGAACGTGTCGTCCACCGTCGCCACGTCACCTGTCGTAACGTGAATGGGGCGAGGCCCCCAATACTTTTGATTGGCTGCCATTGTTCGATGGTCTCCTTTATCCGGTGATTCCCGTGATCTTGCCCATCAACCGCGGGGCAGTCACGACAAGGTTGCCGGAGAACAAGTACTGGCCGCACCGATCGTCGGAGTTCTGGGCTTCCTTCCACCCGGTAAATCCGAAGTGATGCTTTTTGTTCTTGGACACGTAGAGCTTGACGTACTTCGTGTTCAGGAACCACATCTTGCCGACTGGAGCGTACTGATCCACCGTCACGATGGTCCCGTTGAACAGAAGCGCACGGAAGCCCGCCTTGGCTGTTTCGGAAGCCTGATCCTGGAACCGTTGCTGCGGTTGCAGCTTGCCCCAGAAAATGTTCCACACAGCCTGAGTGGTCACGATCAAGTCCGGGGATTCATTCCCGAACCAGCACGCGCCGTAGGCAGTCTGAATGGCGGTCAACGACAGTGTAGGCACGGATGCCGTATAGCCGTTGATGCCCTCGTTTTGGTTGGCAGAAAGCAACGAACGGGTGATCTGGCCGTAGGACGTGAAAGTGCCACCGCTGTCCAACGCCGCGTCGAACCCGTCGAGGTCGCCAACCCCGGAATTGGTTCCCTGGCCATCGAGGTACATATCGGTGGCCAAAAGTTCAGCCATCGTCTGTGCCGCGTTGACCATTTTCGAATCGATGTGTTTCATCGCTTGGGCAGAGCCCATTGCGATCACATCGTCCGTGCCGAAAAGCGTGATATTGACGTAGTAGTTCTTGATGTTGAACGTCATCGCCGTGTCCGTCTGGACGTAAGCGGTGTCAAACGTTCCGCCGCGTGGGTACGAGTCGCCTTTCAGCTTCGCGTACATGATCGGCTGCTGAATATTCAGCCCACCGGGAAAGTCGAATTGCCGCTTGGTGCGGACCATCGACAAAACCGGAGACACCTTGAACACTGAGTCAACTTGCTCGGGCACGATGAACTGAACTGTCTTGCTTGTGATGTCATCCCAAGTCAGTGGCAAGTTTTCTCTCCTTTGTGAATTTGAACTGTATCGTGCCCCAAAGCCTTTCGGCCTGTTTCACTATCGCACTGTGCTTCCAACTGCGGTTGCCCTGTCGAAAACACAGATTGAAAATCGTTACCGCTTGCCTTCAGCGGCCAATGCTTCGGCGCCCTTCATCCATCCGGGCTTCTCGCCAGCCCCGTTACCGGAGCCGATGGTGATGTTTTCCAGAGGGCTCATGCCAGGAGGTGCGCCTTCACCCGCTCCCGGAACAGCCATCCTGGTCGCCTCTTCCTTCCGAATTTGCTCGCGCATTGCTTCCATTTCGGTCTTCTTCGCTTCCTCGGCCTTCTTGTTCCGAGCTTCGAGGGTGAACTCCTCGTAGCCACGAGGGATGTCCGCGATCTTTTCGAAGCCCTTTTCGGACAAGAACTTCTGGAACGCCTCGCGGTCCAGGTATATTCCGAATTCATCCTTGTGGCGGAGAACCATGTCACCAACTTTTTGCACGTAGCCGAAGTAACCGGGCAGGGCAGTCTCGTGCAGAGCCTTGCGCTCCGCTTCGATGATCGGCGTAGCCGCTTCCTGTACGGCCTTCACGATTTCAGCGTTGGTGACGAATCCCCTTTGATTCACACGCTCCATCAGGGTATCCACAACCTTCGACATATCACCTGCCGGTGCTCCGGCTGCTGCTGCTGCTTCCTTCAATTTCTGCTCCAGTTCGGCGTTCTTGCCGGCCAGCCCGTCGCGCTCGGTCTTGAGCGTGTCGAATTTCGGTTTGTTTTCTTTGTACCAGTCCTGGTTGATTTGAACCGCTTTCTCCATGTTCTTGAACCGTGTTTCGAACGCGGCCTTCTCTGTCTTCCAGGCGTTCATGGCGCGGTTGTAGTCTTCGCCGGAGAGAACTCCCGCCTCAATCAACTTCAGGGCGTCCGGCGTTTTTTCCAGCAGGGCAAACGAAGCCACGACGTTCTGCCGTTCTGTTTCCGGCAGTAGAGCAACCGCGTCCAAAAGTACTTTCGGTACTGGCATGGTTTTCTCCCTATCGTTCCCCTATCGCTTCTGCGATTGCGGGGGTAGATTTATCCGGGAAAACTTAAGGAGGGCTCGCCTTCCATTTCTGGCTGCGGCGATCCTCCTGCATCCCCAGATGGTCCAGCGGACAACACTTCTTTCATTCCTACTTCGAGCAAACGGACGATCTGTCCCCCGGTCGGTGCAAACTTGGGGAAGACTCGGCTCATCTGCTCGACTAACTTTTTCAGAACATTCGCGTAATTGATGAAGGCTCCCTGTGGGTTGGCCTTTTCGACATCGCCCATGCCACCCGCGGGGGCCGGCGCTGCACCTCCAGCACCTCCAGCCATACTCCGAAACATCGAACCGCCCGGAGAAGATGGTCCACCCATTTGTGCAGCGACATCAGGTGATGGAGGAGGAGTCATCGTGGCCATCGGGGAAGCCCTTTCAGTTCAAAGTTTGTACTGCTTACTCGCCGCTTCCGTCGCCACCGGTTTTTTGGTTGACGCTGAACGGCTTTTCGGCCAACGGAATCGCTGAGCCGATCTGCTGGTTCTCGCCCTTCGAGAAGTTCTGCTTCGCCATTCCCTCGTCGGCGTGACCCTTGTTCGTTCCGCCACTGTTTTTCTCTGCCACGGCTGTTCTCCCTTCCTACAGATTGCGGCCAACTTCGCCGGTCATGAAAATTTAGCGTCCCCCACGACGCTTTGGAATTCGGGCCCCTGCACGGCGGGACTTGTTCAACAGGATTGCTTTTCGTTGCGACTCGGCGCGTTCCGCACCAAACTTCTGACGCGTGCTGGAAAGTACCTTCGGAGGGTTGTCCCGTATTTCCGAGCCCATCTTCTTGATGATCGCCTGGGACTTGTTCATCGACTCTTGCTCCGGCCGCTAATCACTCGACCAATCCGTGAAAGGGCTCGTGTTGATTTCCGGTGGTACTTGCGAACACCGCCCATTCTTTTGTTGTCAGCGCGGACTTCTTCGGCCCGTGAAAGTGTCCGGTGATCGTCCTCAGCCTGCCACTCATCTTCTCTGGTTTTGTTCACTGTAGGTGCCGAGCAAGTGTTCATATGACCTTTGACTCCAAAAGAAAAAGGCCCGCAGCGATTTCTCGCTACAGGCCAATTTCGAATCTCAGTCTAGCTATCCCACTCGCTAGGGAGTCCGCATCTGGGCCCCACCACGGTTTTAATCTTCACATAGAAGCCATGGCCTCTGTCAAGGACTATTTCCGCCCTTGTACACTCGCTTGGTCTGAGTCTCTACTTGCGCGATCCCACCCTTATGAAACTGAACCTCCAAAGTACCACTTCTTTGCTTGTCTTTGTCGAGAAAATACTGAAACGCATCGAAAATATCTTTGGTGAGACGGATCTGTTCGCCAGTTTGTCCGGTCAAAATTATCGGGCTTGGTGGTGGTTGAATTCCGTTTGTCATTGTCCTGCGGGAGCCCCTCCGCCAGCAGCACCACCAGCGGCCATCATTTTCTGGAACATCATGCCCATGCCCGTCTGTGCCATCGCACCTTGCGCCATCATCTCCTTGAGCATCAGCAGAGCTTTTTGATCCGCCATCGTACTCGCCTGAACCATCGCTTCTTCCTTGAGACGTTCCTCAATACGGTTCGGGTCGAGTCCCATCTCCAAAACTTCTAGCATGGTTTTGCGGTCGATGTCCTTCATCGCCCGTAGGCGCATCACGTTGGTAACGTGTTCAAGACGGTTGACGTTGAGCAGCGTCCCAGGCTGGATAACGAACGCGAAATTCTTGGCGAATTCTTCTTTGGTGAGCCGCTCGGGAACTGACAGGTTTCGAGGATCCCAATAGAACGACTCTGAGGCTCTCGACAAGTCGCCGGTGATGAACATCTTTCGAGTGTCGGTGTAGAACTCCAAAACATTGAAAATGTTCTGGCGACCAAGGTTTCGCAGAAATACTTCAATGTTTCGGCCTTTCAGACGCATCGGCGTCTGCTTAGTTTCCTTGATTTCTTCGAGCGTTTCCCCGCTCGGAACCTGCTTCTTTTGCAAAGCGTCAGAAACCGCAGCAAGGCCAGAGGTACGATCCATCGAACGGATCACGTACCCAAGGGTCTGCATGACGTAGGAAGGAATTTGGGGAGCTTTGGAAAACTCTGGCTTCTCTCCGGCACTCTGGCTGTACGCAGCCCTGAAGCCAGGCATACTTGGATCGAATGAAGCCCACTCCGCATCAGTGAATGCATTCTTCGGCCCGATGATTCCAGGGTTCACCGCCAGCTTAATCATTTCGATCACGCCGGCCAGAATGTTGTTGACGACATCCTGTTGAGGAACAAGCGGACGGAACTCAGATACTCCCAAGAATTGCCACGGCACGATATTAAGCCGGAGAGACTCAAACGGAAATTGCCCATGCCAGTACGGATTCGGGCCATCATGGAGGACGACATCCCCGCCCATGCAAATCAACCGTCCACGCGGGTAAAGCATATGGCCCGGTGCAACGGTGTAGCTGAAGTTTGGAAAGACACCACTCTTTGTCGGTGCTCCCATCACCACGGTTCTGGATGACGTATTGTACGAAGAATCTTTGATCCAGAATTCACGGTAGCGGGCCATCGGATAGGTGCTGACTCCAATGCGATCCGGTCGCCCCATCATCCGCTGCATAGCAGGCCCGATATTGTTCCAGTTGACGAACGGGAAATCCTGCCCACCAGAAGAAGGAATATGGTAGCTGGAAAGCTTTGGGTCGGGCTTCACCAAATGGCCGCGGAGAGGGAATTTGTTTCGAATCCAACCAATCGTCTGCGGGCTTTCGTAGATAAGAGCCTGCGCTGATTGCAGACTGTGCTTTGCTTTGAGTGGGCGAAGGTCTTTGGGCCCAATTGGGACCAGTTCGAAATCACCTTCTCCGTTACGAATGTCAGGATTCCAACACAGCTTTGCGTAACCCGTGACGAGCATCGCGTAGATGATGACCAACGCGAGGCTCATGTCTGCATCGGACTCCAACCACCAACTCTTTGTGGCCTTACTCAGCATTCGCCCGGCTTGCTGGAAATTCCGGTTCTCTTTGTCGGAAGATTCAATTTCGAAAATCGGGCGAATGTCAGTCAGGAGAGAGATGAGTTCCCACATCAAAGACCAAATCTTATTGTCCACCGGGGCAGCGCGGTACGTCGGCCGTTTCGTTGTCCATTGATCTCCCAGAAGGTAACCAATGTGCTTCTCCATATCCTTGACGTCTTTGTTTTTGGAAAGCTCCAGAGAAGCTTCTTCGTCGGCAGCCTCCAGCCACATACGAGTATTTTCCTCGTAAGTCTTGAAACCGTTTTGCTCATTCGGCCAGTAGGGCTTATCGTCCACTGGATGCAGGCCGTACACCGGCGACAGGCTCGTAAAGAAACTTCCCATTTCGTCTCCCTATACCCAATTACTCTTGATCGCGTGAGCGACAAGTTGTGAGAGGAAGGCCCCGGAAGTCATATTATGCATTCCAGCCTTCCCTGCAATCACTTTCTGTGCGTTCTCGTCCAATTCTATAACAACAGCCCCATCGACGGACTTTCGCGGGTTCTTGGAGAGCTTCTTTACTTCTTGATCGAGTTCTCTGGCCCGGTTCACTCTTTCATAGCAAAGGCCGAACAACGTGGATGCGCTCGTGATGTCGGTTTCGAAAAGCTGGCAGAACCGAGCATAATCCACTTCACCGACCATGAATGAATTCTTCTGGGCCATAACTCTTAGAACGGTGGTAAGAACCAAGTTCAAATTTTGACCGTATCGGCCCTTGAGGGCTTCCGCAAGATGCGGATCGAGTAAGACTTCCTGCTTCACTGCCCCGGTCGGTGGAATCGTCTGTTGTGACGTAACCATCGCTGGCTTGTAGGTCTTGGGGTTCATCGCTTTCAGTTGGGCCTTGTCGTTGAACTTGTGATCTCCTGCCCTTTCACAGAAATAACCCACCCCGCCATCGGTATTTGTCATCAAACGGCTCTGAAGCCCCTGAGCATCACAGAACGGACAGTACATCCCCACTTCCATTAGGTTCGCCATCATTCCTCCTGTTTAGTTTTCAAAAGCTTCGCCAGTCTTTTTCTGAAAGAACATTTGGATCCCCAAGAGGGTTCTCGTCTCCGAACTCGATATTCTCCGCTAATACGCCCCTTTTGAAAGCATCCTGCTTGGGCCCTGGTTGATCGTGGATCGGAGAAAAATCGGTATTGAAAAAGTCCCGTTTTTTCCTTGCATCCATTTCCTCTGGGGTTTCCTCGGAGGCTTCATCATGCATCGACTTGAACCGCTCCGAACCCCAATCCATTTCGTGAGCACAATACAAGGAAATCATCGCAGCAAACAAGCGGTCATCAATCAGACCCTCATACCGTTCGCTAGTTTCGTCATCAGAAACGCAATCGAGACACTCATCGATCAAATGCCGACTGCGAATGATAACTGAATTCGACTCCAGCATATTACGAAAGTTTGTAAACAGGGAGTTCCGGGTTCGGACGTTTGTAAACCACCCGAAGTAGTTCGTGAAGATGCCCGAGATTTTGTCGTGGTGCTTCCACCGGTACACCCGCGGGTATTCCAATATCCGCCAGAGGTGTGTGGCCGTGTCCTCGAACTTGTTCATTTCCACGGCGATGTCGCAAGTGTTGTACCAGTAGCCCAGGGCAGCGATGACCGAAGCAAACGGAATTGGATTGATCCACCCGCGCCACTCCGCAACTTGAACATCAGGACTTCGGCCATGACTGATCCTGAAAACCTGTGCCGCAGAGAAATTCCCTCCTTGATTCCCACGAGCTACATCAACACCGATGTAGTACTTCGCCCCTTCCACCGGTTGTTCCCAAACGTAGAGCCTGCTCCCGTAATAGATCTGGGGCGGGATATTCAGTACATCGTCACCGGCTTCCGTAAGTCGGATGACCGGGACCGACCTTCCCTTTTGAAAACCGAGGTCGATTTCTCCGAAGGAAGTTGGTTCAGCAACGGTCGTGGCCAAGATACGTAACAAGGTCTTTTTGTTGAAAGCACAGAGTCCTGTTGACTGAAAGGCTTCCTCAGAACTGATACTTGGAAATTCCTGATAAAATTTGTATACGTCTCCTTGCAACGCTTCGCATTCTGCCATCTTCGACCGACGCCAGTTGAAGTGCTCGTCTGGAATATCAAAGCTCTTCTCTTTTTTGACCTTATCCCGAATGGACTTTTCTTCATCCGAAAGCTCAAACTTTTCGCCTTCAGGTATCGGGATCGAGTATTTCTTTACCCGGAAAGACTCAAGGAACACATGACGCCAGTTCTTGATCTGTCCATCAGAAACCTTCTTCCACCATTCAGGGAAAGTTCCTATTCGACCGCGTGCCGTCGATTCCATGATGCAGATCGTATCCGGTGCGTTCATTGTTGGGAAAATCTGCTCGAAGAGAATGTCTCCACCAGACGGCCACGAACTAACCTCGCTCAAGTGCGCTGCACGGTAGGTTCGTCCAACAGCAACACCGGCAATCTTATTGGCTGGCTCCACATAGAAAGCAGAACGCAAGCCTGGGTTGATCTGCCGCTGAACTGCATCCCTACGGTCAAATACGAACTGGCTTCCGGCTTCTTCGTAACGCTTTTCTGGTCGCAACCACCACGGGAGAGAATCGAAGGCAATACGGGACATATCAAACAGGTAGGCTGACATCTTCCCATCCTGAGCCACAACAAGAACATTGCACCCTTCCGTGAAAATGCACTTATGAAAGATGATGGCCTCAGATAAGCTCGACATCCCTAATTGCCGTGCCTTTAACACGACAATTCGGACAGCCCCACCCAACTCTTCGCGAGATTTTAGTAATTTCTCGTAGAAAATTTCTTGGCTATCCCAAAATGGGTAGAGGGTTTTGAATCCTTCGTCCTCAGATTTTATGCAATGGAAGTTCTCCGCGTAGTAGCGAAAATCCAAACAGCGTTCCACTTCGTCCTTAATGAAAGCTATTTCTGTGGAGCCAAGGCGGGACCGGGCAAGTTCCACATCCCCGTCTGCACTGTCCAAGTGCATATCGAGGAGCGTGATTGCCTCTTCAAGGTACGGATCTTTTCTGGCGGTTGTGCTCACGGCATTGATAGAGCGTCGATAACCTTCACCTCACTAGATTCAGGTTCTCCATTGGTGAGCAACCGCTTCCTTTTTTCTTGAATATCCCTAAGCTGTTGCTCGAAATCCCGTGTACCAGCTAAAGCAATTCCAGAAGTCTGCGAAGCACCGATATTCACTTGGGTCTTGTGGCCCTCAATGATTGTCTTCGACGGTGGCGGAGGCGGCTCAACGTTCTTTGCGATTTCTCGAACCTCACTCACAGCTTTCAGGCGAATGGTATGGTCTGGGGTCTTTTGCACTTTCCCGTTTTCATCTGTTTCCTCTACCATAGCCTCCAACGCTTCACTCAAGGCTTTTTCCTGCTTCTTCGACAAATTGACAACCATTTTAGCCTGCGTCAAACGCACCTGATCGATCTGGTGCATGGAGATGTACATCTCCACCGCACGAATCGAAGTTTCGATTGTTTTCTTACTGACCTGAGAATGGCTGGCAATATCCTCAATCGGCATCCCATGCTTGTGCATGAAATACCGCTTGAAGTGAAGGTCGTTATGCGTTACGGCCGGCACTGCCATTGCCTAACCCTCCGACTCCGCTGTGGGTTGGCGCCCCGCTTCCTCCAACCGTTGTGACTCCAGTATCGCCGCCCTAGTCTCGTCGTAATGGTACACCTTTCCTCCTTCTGGTGGGACATTTGAACCCGCAGGCTGTGACGGAGGGTTAGATGGGTTCGGTGGAGCTTCCCAGAGAGGAGGATTGGGTGGGGGTGCTCCCGGATCCCTGAGAACAGTCTTTTGAAAGAAAGCCATCATCGTGCCAATGCCCTGCATCTGGCGAATAATTTCTTCGCCCTTAATGGAAAGGGCTTGTAGCGTTTCAAATAGCTTCTCAATCTTCTTGTCTGAAAACACTGAGAGAACTTGGTCGATCCTCTCAAGAGAAGGAATGGCTTTACAGAGTGCCTCGATGGACTTCCGAAGCTTATGGGCCTCGATCAGAAAAAGCACACAAAAAATCAACACGGCCAGAATAATAAAGCCGAGGAGAACTCCGAGCAGAACAATCGTAGTCGTGTTGTCCATTATGCCTCCTGAATCAGATTTCGCTCGCCTTCTTTTTTGGGAACAACAAAGACGGGCTTCATGCGAGTTTCGATGGTGGTGAAAATGAACTCCGATTTCACCACAATGCGAACAGGATGGGCACCAGGAGGAAGGCCGGGTATCGGTTCTAAGACCGGAGTAATGGACTCTATTTTCCCGTCAATCAGCGGGCCCGGTGGGATGAACACGATGTCTTGACCTGGTTCCAACGGAATGCCACGGTGGTCCCTAATCATAAATCCTCCTCGAATGTCCAACAAGATGTGCTGACAACAATTTCCCCTTCGAACTTCTCGCGGAACGCAATCACCCGCTTTGCTTCTTTTTCTTCAAGGCCAATCAAGTGGATAGCTTCTTTTGGGGTAATCGTCAAGATTGGAAGCTTAGGATAGCCGGAAGGGGCAATCATCAAAATATCTGCCAGCACAGAATCGCGGATCACAATCGCAAGCCCAGCGTCGTTCAACCGTTTGGCTTCTTCTTGCCCGATCGGGGTTTTGCAGAATTCTTCCACTAGGTCACGCTTTCCACGACGGGCGGCTTCTTCTTGTGGCCGACCTTTGTTTTTGGCGGGTTCAAGCACTTTTCTCGATCCCAACCACATCTCGTACACGCCAGAATATTTGCCGTGTGAGCAGCTTCTTTCTTCATCGGATCATAGTTCCAGACTTCGAGAGATTGAATGTTGTGGCCATTCACAGCGCAGACCGTGGCAGCAATGTTTCGGACGCTCATTGTTTCAATGTACTCATTGGCTTCATTAAGAGTTCTTCTTTGATTTCCGAAACCTTCGCGTCCATCCTGGCTTCGACAAGCATATCCACAAAGAGACCGATGGTTGCGGGCTCCTGCTCCCCTGTTTTGATGTTGGTTTGGTGGATTATGTTCGTGAAGAACCCAGAGCACCGATTGCCGGTTACAGGGTGTTGCTGGATCGCTACGATGAGATAGACGGTTCCGGGAAGCTCGACAATGAGACTCGAAGCCAACTCCAGCTTGCCGCGGAGTTCCTTCAACTGCTTTTCAAGAATTGGGTTCTTGTTTCCCACGAAAGAGTTTTTACCACACAGACCATCGAAATAGCAAACTCTTTCAGGGGTGCAGGTTTCGGTTTACGTCTTGCTCGGTGTCCTGTAGGAATACTGCTTCCATGATAGGTCCGTGAGCCTTGTCGAGTAATCGACGGGCAATCTGTGTGCGAAGGAAGTTCAACTCTTGAACTGAGACTGCTTCACTTTCCAGCTTCTTTTCGATGTCGTTGGCAATTCTGGTGATAATGGCGAGGCGTCGTTGCTCGCGTTCTACCCAAGCGTTTTTTCCGTTGCCTGTACTCATGCGAAAATGATCGCGTTCTCGGGGGCATAGATGGCCGAAAACGGACTGATTTTCCTTTGCAGATAGCCGCAGACCGGGCATCGCAACTCGGCTATCAGAGTCACTCCGTCATTATCCAAAGCCTTACGAATTTCCATGTTGTTTACGGAGTGCCCACATCCAAAATAGAACCTTCCAGTCCTTTCATCGATCCTCTGTGTAGGACTGGTAACGGCGGTTCCCGTACCTCCGGGTTGGAGAGGGTCGGCAACGTATGGTCGGTCAGTCAGGATCTCGCCAATGTTGGCCATAACGCCTCAAAACCGCAAACAACTTACATTCCGTGGTATACTCCAAACTCGATGGCCAAGCAAACCTTTCAAAACGGCTACCGAATCGTCGGAATCACCAAAACTCCCCCACCAAGCAAGCGCGGATGCGGTGAAGCTCAGGAAGCCCTCCCACCGAACGGCAACGCAACCAAGAAGCGTACATGGAACCGTTTCGAACTCATCTGGAAAAAACTCGCCAAGATGCGTCCTGGGGCTGGCTGGCTTCAGATTGAGGCTAAGACGTTAGCGGATCGCCAAAGCCTCGCTGCTGCCGCCTATTGCCACAGGACGCTATCCCTGACGGCCAGAAAGTCCGGCCCGTACGTTTTCATCACGCCAGCGCGTTAAGCCGCTTTGCAACCCTTGCAGCACGGTTCCCCGTCACGCGCCGTCATTTCACTCTCAGGGAATTTCTTGCCGCAGAAGTTGCACCTCTGCGAATCGGCGGCGATTTCTTCGTCAGACTTCGCCGGAGGCGGTGGAGGCGGTTCCTTCTCGACAACGGCAGGCGGTGGCGGTTCTTTCTGGCCCCCTTCTTCAGTCCAGTCCGCGGCTCCAGCTAGGAAGCTGGCGACATCTTCGGGTGGACGGTTGCTCAAAAAATTCACAGCGTCATCAACAGTCTTGACGCCCGTGTAGCCATTCGCCTGGAGATATTTCACATGATGTTCGGTGAGGCTGATCGACGCACCACCAACGAGCGATTGAGGAGCGGCAGGCATTGAATCCTGCGGTCCAGGCTGTACTGGCGGTGTGGCTGGTGGCGGTGTTTTTGTTTCCTTGTCCTTGTCCTTGGCCATTCTATCCTCCTAAATTTGGACCCCGGGGTCCCTCATGCACTGCAAGAGCCTACCAAAGGTTTCCCTTCGGAGTCTATCCAAAACGTCTTTCTTTGTATCGATGTCAGGAATTACAATCACGCCATCCGAGTAATCTTTCCAACTAACGGAAAGATCAAAACATTCAAACTGACGAAACTTAGAAGCCTTTCCAGGGCAACTTGCATAGAAACCAAAACTGTGTGGATAATCCATATCTCTTGCTATCCACTGTCCGACAATTTCAATCCCATCGCTCCTTGGCTTCCATCCAGTCCACCGGGCCGTCCAGCCGTTCAAGAGTTGAACTTCGTCCGGGAGATCCTCTTTCGGCTTGGCAGCCGCAGTCAGAGCTACAACCGGAAGTAATGCGGCAAGAAATCCTCTGCGATGCATCAGCCCCTCCTCACTTTACAATCTGTGCTGCGCTACCCCCAAGACCTAGAATGGTCTTCAAGGCGTTGACGACAAGGTTCCCAGGTTTCAACATCTGCTTCACACGTATTTCCACGGCTGCTGCTGTCCCGTCCAAATGGCCTATCGTACTGTTCAGCTTTTCAAGCCCCTGCGGGATGTTGGGGTCGCCAGTGAGTTTTGCGGCATTGTCGGCGGTCTTGGCAAAGTCTTGAATGGCCGGCCGGAGGTCTTCGAGGATCTTATTGATTCGCTCTGTGGTCTGATTCGTGTTGGTCACGAATAGGTCGAGGGATTGCTGGTGCTTGAGGCTTGACTGCGCGAGTGCGTCCGAAGCGATGCCCCATTGCAAGAGGATCCCGTTCGCGTTCTGGATCGTCCCCTTCAAACCGTTGTCGGCGGTGATTAGTTTCCGGGCATCTTCCACCGTACCTTTGGTTTCTTTGAGAACCTTGTCGGCAGTCTCCACGGTCGTCTTTGCCGATGCGAGTACACCCTGCACCTTTTCCGCTAATCCCTTAACATCCGCAGCCTTCACGGTCTCGCGTAGATCTCCGGCGAGTCCCTTGATTTCTTCGGCTGTTTTTTGTGTTTCTTTCAGAGTGTCGCGGAATTGAAGCGCAGCGATGCCAACAGCTACCAAAAGGAAACTCAGAGCAAGGAGAGTTACGACCTTAACCGCGTCGAGGATATTTTTCATCATATCTCCTTAGCACCCGTTCCCGACGCCGAGCAACGTCAAGGCTGGCGTGCAGGTAAAAGCCGGCGGTTTCAGGGCCACGACCACGGCGCCCCAGCCCACGGGGACTGCGGTGTTGAAGTCAACGCTAATCGTTCCGGTAGCACCTGCTGCTGTGCGCTCGAAATAGGAAAGCCCGGTCATGGCATCATCTCCGGCTATGGTTTCATCATAAAGCTCGGTATAGGCCGATGGATCGGTGCCGGTTGTTGCGATAGAGGCATTATTATTATCCTCACCCATCAGAAACGCGACAATGAGTGAATTGGCGGTAAGACTGGAAATCGTGGTCAGTGATGCGGGGTCGGCAGTGCCCGTTTGCGGAGTGCCAATGACTTCCATCGGCGTTTCAGTGGTAATCGCGCCGCGAAAAGTCCACACGATGTAGTACATATCAGCGGTTGTCCCGCTGAAATCGATGACTGGATTGGTTTCACTCGCAGATGCCGCACGTTTCCACCAGAGCCAGTAGCGGGCCACGGTGCTGCGATCTGCTGGGAACCCCGTCACGGCAGCCCAACCTGTCGCAGTGATGATTGAGGCAGTGTCATCCACATCCCTCACAAATGCCATCAAAAAGAGAATGTCATCTGTCGCGTGTGCGGGCAGGGTTACGGTTGGGTCAGCGTGCGGGGTAGCGTCACCGACGATTCCACCCGTCGCCTGAAAAATTGGAACAGTAAATGCCCACACTTGAATGGCGCTCGCCAGTACCATCAGCGCGATAAAAGTTACGAAGTAGCGGTGTGTTTTACCAAATCGCATAGGAGATCCTTCCCGACAATTGCACTGCCGCCGACGTGATGATACAGACGGAATCTCCGGTCGCATTCGTCTGGTTGATTATCCCAATTCCTGAGCCTTGAGCGATACCGCCGTTGGCTGCAAAGTTGTAGCCGGTTGCCGCGGTCGTGCCTCCAGCCATGCCGGTGGTGCCTGTACCACAGGTTGCTCCCGTGCCTGAAAGAAAGTTGACGTTGTTTGCCCCGGCAGTCACAAGAGAAATTCCGCAGATGCGAACGTGCCGACCTGACACGCCCGTAACAATCAGTGTCGTCACCGCCGTCACGATGTTCACGTTGGCGAACTGGTCACAATAGGTTGGACTCAGCATCAACCCGCCCGTGGCTCCGCTGGTGAGTCCGCCAATCGCCAAACGGTTTGCTGGCGGGGCGGCTGCGGTCGCTGCGTCAAACGCCGCGTTCGCGTTCCCGACCACGCCGACCTTCAATACGCCCGCTGCTGCTGTACCCGCAGCAGTCCCGGCCACACTCGACAAATCCGTTTTGAGTGCGGTCGTTCCAGCGATGACACCCACCGCCGTTGTATTGTCGGTGAGCCGCATGAACGTACCATTGGTTGCGGAGTTGGTCGCGCCAAGAGAACCCACGATATTGACATCCATCGTACCTGTCCCCGTAGTTGTCTGATTCGACCTTGCGGCTGTGGTGCCGAGGAACAACGAAGCGTTCACGCTCCCAGCGACTACGGCACCCGGGGTCGTACCAAAGTTCGTGGGCGTGCCAAGCACCGTGGCTCCCCAAGTCGTCAAGTCCTGCTTCAAGTTTTGCGCTGCTGTAAACTGGAACGTAGCCGTCTGGCCGTTTGTGAGGGTGGCAGGCGTGGTGCTGAAAATCCCTCCCACTGGCACTGGATTCGCTGTGGCTGTAACCGCGTTCGCCACATTCCCACCTACCGCGATGATCCCCGCAACCCCACCCGTGACCGTATTCGTGCCAGCAATCTGTGCCACGTTCACGCTTTGGTTCGCCGGAAGCGCAACGGAGTCCGGGGTCACCAACAATTTCGTCATGCTGGTCACGCCCTGAACGGTGAGGATGTTTCCAGCCGGGGCACCCGCCGTTCCAGTGCCCACCACGGCAGCATTCAGGTTCGTTGCGGTCGCTTGGCGGACGAACACGTTCCCGTCTGCACCCTTGATGTCGATGAATCCTGCGGTCGTCGGAGCCGTACCTGCAATCGTGGTGATGTCGTGTTTCGCGTTTTGTGCGGCTGTGAATTGGAGAGTGGCCGTTTGCCCAGTCGTCAGCGTGGCCGGAACAGTTGTAAAAATTCCGCCTACGGGCACAGGATTTGCGGTCGCTGCTACAGCATTGGCAACGTTCCCTGCTACCGCCAGC